ACCTGGTATCTTGGATCCATTTGATCTATTGGACCTTCATCCTCATCATCGCCACCACCCATTAAGAATGGAGCTGCGATTGCTGTAGCACCTAAGCCAGTTAAGGCTATTTTACCTGGACTAAGAGCACCTTTGTCATTTCTAATAAGACCTTGTAAAAAACCACCGCCTTTACCGTCTGTGCCTGGTGCTTTAAATAAACCTTTTGCAATACCAGCTAGTCTAGATGAACCAAAACCAGTATTACCAAACAGACTGCCGCCTAGTTTAGAACCACCACCAAGATAATAACCACCTAATCCTAATAAAGCCATCTTACCAAAAGGACTTTTAGTAATTTTCTTTACAGCACGACCAGCTTTCTTTACAAGTTTACCTAAGAAATAACCTTGTCTAGGATCCTGTAAGGAACCTATTCCTGATTGTATTTGCTGGGGTTCTTGCATTCTAGATATTGCCATAAATTTACCTTAATTCCTATGTTTACTTGGTTTTACTAAATAAATCAAGAGGAGGCATTATAACTTTTACGTCCTGTGCCATCTCTTCTGCCTTAAAACCCTTAGCTTCCCAGTCTTTTCTTTCCTTAAAAATTTCACCAGTTTCCTTGTGTCTGTAAGTCTCTTCTACTTTAGCGTCGTATACTTTCATTAGTCTATTTTCTCCTTTAATATATTTAAAAAACTAACTGCAAAATCAAACGAGTCTGTAGTGCTTGATTGTATAGTAAAGGCAGAACCGCCTTCTACTATTAGTGGTTGGGTTAGTAATTCTTTACTTGTATTAGCTGTTAGCTGTGCTGATTTTATAACTGTAATACTATTATTTAAAACTGTTACTGTAGGTGTACCAGCTGATGTAACTAATATTGATTTAATAATTATAGTTTCATTAACACCAGGATTACCTGTTCCAAAAACAGTTAGTGCATTACCTGTAGTATCATTATCTATACCTACAAATTTATATTGGTTTACTACTGCCATTAATCTAAAAAGAAACTTCTAGCTTCTATCTCCTGTTTTAATTCTTCTTGAAACGTTGTGTTTAATTTTTCTATTACAGCATCTAAATCTCTAACCAAAGATTGTAGCTAAGTTTGTTTGTATTCTGCTTTAGCTCTAGTTAATGATTGTACTATTTTTGCCATTATATTAACCTAAGTTCAACTTGACGTAATACTTCTTTATTAAAGCCAGTTAAATTAACACCTGCATTACTTAAAAAGTTTTTAGCTACACCATCACCATTGTAGTCAGCGAATTCAATATTGTTAATAAAGATTCTTCTACCTGTTGTATCTAGTGAGTAGACAACTGGTATCTTATCAATCTTAACAGATATTGGACTATCTTTAACCATAATAAATCTACCATCTTCTTTAACGTAGTGACTACCTGCAACGGTAACACCTTTGTAATCGTGAATTTCATCCGTTGCTTTAAATTGGAATACACCTGTAACTTCTCCACCTTTAGTGTCATCACCAAGTTGTATGTTTTTAATTTCTTTAGTTGAACCATCAGCCATTTGAATAAGAGTGCTTGGATCAAAACAAAACGTTCCTTCATTTTCTTTAGTCATTGCTCCACTAGTACCACCTACGTTACCATAATCTTTAGCACTTTTATCTCCTCGTTCTCTTCTAATTGCTTCTTTTTGAGATCTGGTTGGTTGAGTATATTGTCTTACTTCTTGTGGAAGATTAGCAATTCTTATTTTTTCTTCTTCTTTTGCAAGAGCGTCTCTTTCTTTTAATTTATTTCTATAAAAATCTAATTTAGTTCTCATCATTTTAGTCATATCTAAATAGTCTTCTTCTGTATCATATTTACTTCTAGCATTTTTTAAAGCAGATTCTAAATCTGTTACTTTATTACCCACAAATTCTCCGTAATTACCTTTTAAAGATCTAGTATTTATTCCAAATGCATCTTTGCTTAATCCAGAATTATTTGCACCAAATACTGTAGGACCTGTGTAACCCATATTTTGTGCAATGAAAGCTTGATCAACTCGTGGTAGGTTACGGTAGTTATCAATTTTTCCTGCAAGCATTCCAATTATCCCTGGTTGAAAACGTGGTTCTTCATAACCTTCAGATATAATTTGATCTGCTGATTGTGGTGTAAAAAAATCTTGTACTTTACCCATCATAGTCATCTCTTGAGGAATACCAATATTTACACCCAATATATTCACCCATACCTGCTCCAGTTAATGGTCGGTCTCTCATAGTATTAAAACCTAAAAAAGTACCAGAAGGATTATTAAGTCTTTGCTGTCTGGCATCTACAATCGATTGATAATTTCCAACTAACTCATTTGGAGAACCTGGATAATAACCACCACCTCCACCACCACTATTTGTAAAAGCGTTAGTTGCAACAATACCTTGATTAATTACTGGTTCTTGATTCTCGGGTAACTCAAAAGGATTTAATAAATATTTTTGTTGTGGAACATATTTAAAACCTGCGTCTCGTATCTCTTGGTCAGTAGCCATTATCTTCTTCCTCCTGGATGTATATCTAATCTAAATGTTCCTAGTTTCCAATCTTGTGAAGCACCTGTGTTTGCAACTTCTAATGCAATCTGTCGTGCTCTTACTCTGACATCTTTTTTAGTTGTAGTAGAGTCACATGTAAAGCTTGTAGTAGTCTCACTACTGTTTGGATATAATCTTGTTTTAAATTTAACTGCAGTGTCACCTGTCTGTGAAATAAAATCTGGTATAAATCTACTAATTCTCATAATGAATTCACCGTCTCCTCTATCGTCAGGCATCCCTACAGTTTGTCCTGTGTTACTTCTACGTTGGGTAATGTCAAAATCACCAGAAGTAATAGTCCCTATAACCGCAGTTACTGCTCCTCCTGCATTAATTTGATCGGTCCCTGTTTCCTGGTTATAGTATATCGTACTCCCGTCGGTATTACCAGTAACATCTGATGATGCGTTGTCTGATGGGTTATAATATGTTGCGTGTGGTTTATCAAAAACTGCAGAATCTTGCCACGCTGCTCTAGGTAAAGTACCTGTTGTCCATATAGGACGTTTAGGTGATGAGTCTAGATAGTTATAAGTAACCACCCTGTTAATTTGATCTGATGCAGCCGTACAATAAAACCAACTTACTTCACCAAACAGATTATTTAAACCTGCATTAATAAGGTCTCTAGATGTAGCGTTTATATCATCATAGACATGGTCTTCTACAAGACAAGGCATTGATTTTAGTTGACCATCATATGTAAAGAAACCATTCTCTGACATCCAATAGGCTTGGCCATCGACTTCTATACAAGCATTCTTACCAAACAATCCACAGTTAGTACCTACTTGTTCAAAGGCAAATACAAAATCTCCACCTACAAATTTCATCAAAAACAATGCAGTGTCGGTCCATACGTAAATTGCATCCCTACCTTTTATGGCACCCATAATTTTAGAACCATCAGCAAATCTTTGTGTACCAGAATTGTTTTCTGCTTTTACAGTGTAAGCATCTGTGCCATCAATATTTTCTTGGTCGGAGAAACGTAAAAACATATCATCTTGAGTTGAAGGTGTTCCAACTGTAGTTTCTGTTCCAAAGAATACTAAATGTCTATCGGGAGTTGATACCAATACATGTCTAGATGCCGTTGGTGCATTAGCAAGTAATGTAGCTCTAGTATTAACAGCTCCTAATGCTGAAGCATCCCATTCAAAACATTTACCGTTATAAATAAGGGCAATTAATTTTGTACCATAGTTATCAAGAATCCATAAACCAGGATTAATTGTAAAGTCAGAAGATGCTGGATCACCCCAACCTGAAAAACTAGAAGTATTTGTGACTGTGTCACCACTACTGTGAGCGGCTTTTGTAGTTCCATTAACTTCTCTAGCGCCACCACTTAAAATATTTGTTGTAGTATTATTTGCTGTATAACTAATATCTTCTGTACCAATTCTAATTTCACCAGCTGATGGAAAAGCTGCTGAGTTAGTTAAAGGAATATCAGTTACAGCATCATTTATAGTAGAAGCCAAAGTTGTAGTTGCGGCACCTAATGAAGTACCACCAAATAAACCAGCGCCCCATCCAAAACCACCTAATTGTTGTGATGGCCCTACTGTGTAATAACATAAAGCAGAAGCTGATCCAGATGTACTTAATGGTGTGCCACTTTCTTGAGAAGCCATTGTAATAGTAAATGTTGTAGAAGTTGGGACCGACGTTACCATAAACTTGTTATCTTCAAATGTAGCGTCAGTAAAAGTAGAACCTACTGCTGTAACACCACTAACAGCATCAAATAAAACAATGTCATCATCTGCTAATCCATGACTACCGCTACAAGTTACTGTAACAGTTGTAGAAGAACTTGAGCTTGTAAAATTAACCCCGGTTAAAGTAGTTCTTATAGGGTGGATGTCATAATATGTTCCACCTGAATATACATATAAAATTCTGTTAGTTCCTATTGCAGCATATTTAATACCTGCATTGTCATCCCAATGATGAATAGCTCTAGCTGCACCTGTTAGTTTTGTTTCACCTAACTGTTGCCAACCACCTATTTTTTCTGGACTGCCGTATCTAAAACGTACGTTGTCACCATCAAACCATTGTCCCTCAGCCCCGGTCTCTGTGACTTGTTTGTTGAACCCCGGTGCAAAACCTAATTTTTGTAACATATAGCCTCATTATAATACTATTTTATTCCTGATGGTAGACCTAGCTTGGCTCTCCCATCAAATTTATTTTTATTAGCAAATGGGCCATTTACATGATTATAATGTAGAAATACTTGACCGCAAATGTTCCCGTCAAAAGGCTCTCGCCAATGTTCAAGTTCACAGCCACTATATACTAGCATATCTCCTACTTCAAGCAAGACTTTCGTGCCTGCTGGAGCGTTGGGTTTTACAATATTTTGTCTTTCATTAACAACATTATTAGCTCCTGTGCCATCTATAAATATAGGCCACGGATCACCACCTAAATTAACTGT